AATGTTGAAACATTACAGCAGGTTGTTGATTTAAACTTATATGACTTTGGTATATTCTTAGAATTAGAGCCAGATGATGAAGAGCAAGCTAAGTTAGAACAAAACATTCAAGTTGCATTAGGTCAAGGTGGTATTGATTTAGAAGATGCTATAGATTTAAGACAAATTAAAAATCTTAAGCTAGCTAATCAAATGCTTAAGGTTAAGCGCAAACAAAAAGCTGCTCAAGATCAAGCTAATCAACAAGCTAATATACAAGCTCAAGCTGATGCTCAGGCTAGTACAGCTGAAAAAACAGCGATGGCTGAGGTTCAAAAGCAAGAAGCTATATCAGGTTCTAAAGTTCAATATGAGCAAGCTAAAGCTCAAATGGAAATAAACAAAATGCAAATAGCAGCTGATTTAGAAAAAATTAAAATGCAGCAAAAGTTTGAATATGATATGCAATTAAAGCAGTTAGAAGTTCAAGCTATTCAGCAGAAAGAATCAGCTATAGAAGATAGAAAAGACAAGCGTAGCAAAATGGAAGCTACACAGCAAAGTGAAATGATAAGCCAAAGACAAAACGATAGCTTACCTAAAGACTTTGAAAACGAACCCGATATGGGTATGCAAGCTTTCATGTAGAAAGTAAACAATTTTTTAATTATATTATATTATGTCAGAAGTAAAACAAGAAGGCAACTTCAAAATGAAGGCTAAGCCAAGAAAACCTAAAAATTTAGGTAAGAAAAACGAAATCACTAAGGTTGAATTAAAAGAACCAGTGAAAAAAGTTGAAGAGGAAGTTACCAAAGTGGTAATACCTAAAGAAGAAGTAAAACAAGAAAACAATGCCGTTCAAACACAAGAGACAAATGATAGCAATGTTGTTGTCCAAGAGTCCAAAGACAGTGGCGACAGCAAAGCAGTGGTTGAAGAAGTACGGACCACCGAAGAAAAAGTAGAAGAGTTTAATCCATTAAAAGAAGTTACAGCTGAAGAGGTTAAAAAAGCTGAAGCTGAAGTTAAAGAAGCTATTAGAGATGAAAAAGTACTAGGTAGACAATTACCAGAAAACATCGAAAAATTAGTTTCATTTATGGAGGAAACAGGTGGAACTATAGAAGACTATGCTCGTTTAAATGCGGACTATTCTAATGTAGACGACAAAACATTGTTAAAAGAGTATTACAAAAAAAATAAACCTTATTTAGACGGTTCAGACATTGATCTTCTTTTAGAAGACTTTGATTATGATGAAGATCTAGACGAGGACAAAGATATACGTAAGAAAAAACTTGCGTTTAAAGAAGAAGTTGCAAAAGCCAAAGGCTTTTTAGAAGAGACTAAGAGTAAATATTACGACGAGATCAAGTTGAGACCGGGCGTTACTCAGGATCAGCAAAAAGCAATGGACTTTTTCAACCGATATAATAAGCAGCAGGAAGTAGCTACGCAACAACACGAGCGGTTTCAAGAAAGTACTAAACAACTTTTTAGCGATAATTTCGAAGGTTTCGATATTAAAGTCGGTGATAAAAGTTATAAGTACAACATTCAAAACCGTGATAAAGTTGCAGAAAACCAATCAAATATTAACAACCTTGTCGGGAAGTTCCTAGACAGCGAAGGCAATGTTAATGACACGAAAGGTTATCACAAGGCTATGTATGCCGCTGAAAACGTAGACAAGATTGCCTCTCATTTTTATGAGCAAGGAAAAGCTGACGCCGTTAAAGAAGTTTTAAACAAATCAAAAAATCTAAGTGATACCAAAGCTAGGTCCACTCAAGGTGATGTGTTTGTAAACGGGTTTAAAGTTAAAGCGGTAACCGGTCTTGACTCTACAAAATTAAGAATTAAAACGAAAAAATTTAACTAAAAAACTTAAAACATGGCTTTAACACCAGCATTCGGTTCAATTAAACCGAGTCAAAAACAACAATTATTAAGTGATAACTATTTATCATTTAATGGAGGAGCTAACCCTGGCGACTCTGACACTTTTGCACAACAGTACTTACCTGAAATCTACGAACAAGAAGTAGAGCGTTACGGAAACAGAACTTTATCTGGATTCTTACGTATGGTTGGAGCTGAAATGCCAATGACTTCTGACCAAGTAATCTGGTCTGAGCAAAATAGACTACACGTAGCGTATAACGACGTAGACGTAAACGCGGGTGGTGTAGCAACAAACATTTTAGAATTTACAGTAGGTGGAGCTGGAGACACTTTTACTGAAAATGTAATTTCTAAAGATCAAACAATTGTAATCTTAGACACAAGTAACTCTGTAGAGCTTAAAGCTTTAGTAACTGAGTCTAGTCAAACTGGCGCTACAGCTAGTATTACAGTAGCTCCTTATACTCAAGCTGATTTAACAGGTCTTTCTCTTACAGGGTTAAAAATCTTTGTATACGGCTCTGAATATGGAAAAGGAAAAGCTATCACTAATTCAACTGGACTTACTGATACTACTGGTTACAAAACAATCACTCCATCTTTCACACAGTACTCTAACTCTCCTATCATCATCAGAAATAAATACGTTGTAAACGGATCTGATATGGCGCAAATAGGATGGGTTGAAGTTGCAACTGAAGACGGAACATCTGGTTACCTATGGTATTTAAAAGCTGAATCTGAAACTCGTTTACGTTTTGAAGATTACTTAGAAATGTCTGTAGTTGAAGGCGAGCTTGCTGCTGCAGGATCTGGAGCTGCTACCGCTGGAGTTAAAGGTACTCAAGGTTTATTCGCTGCTGTTAAAGACAGAGGAAATGTAAACGCAGGATTTACTGCCGCTACAGGTCTTGCTGCTTTTGATGCTATCTTAAAAAACTTAGATACTCAAGGCGCTATTGAAGAAAACATGCTTTTCTTAAATCGCCAAACTTCTTTAGATTTTGATGATATGTTAGCTGAAATTTCTACCGGACAACAAGGTGGTACTGCTTATGGATTATTTGAAAACTCAGAAGAAATGGCTTTGAATTTAGGATTTAGCGGTTTCCGTAGAGGATCTTACGATTTCTATAAAACTGACTGGAAATACTTAAATGATGCTTCAACACGTGGTGGCTTTGCTACTAGCGCTGCAGCTATTGAAGGAGTATTAGTACCAGCTGGAACTTCTACTGTTTACGATCAGATCTTAGGAACTAACATCCGTCGACCATTCTTACACGTACGATACAGAGCTTCACAAGCTGACGATCGTAGAATGAAGTCTTGGTTAACTGGTTCTGCTGGAGGAGCTTTCACATCTGATTTAGATGCAATGGAAGTAAACTTCTTGTCAGAAAGATGTTTATGTGTTCAAGCAGCTAACAATTTCGTATTGTTTACTGGAGCATAATATTACAACAATAATAATCCCTGCCTTCGGGCGGGGGTTTTTTATATGACATTAGCCTATTACTATTTATATACTATGGCTATTGTCACAATTTTCAACTATTTAATTTTATTATATCATGGCTAAAAAAGCTACAAAAGCAGAAGAAACAATTGAGGTTGCAACTCAAGAGGTAGCAGTTAAAACTGCACCAGTTCAAAAAACACAAAAACCAACTAAACCAAGTTGGGAAATTAAAGACAGAAATTATTATTTAACAGGTAATAAATCTCCTTTAACATTTACTATACCATCAAGACATACTGTGAAGCATTCACTTTTATATTTTGATAAAGAATTAGGTTCTCAAAGAGAGCTAAGGTATGCAACAAACCAAGCATCTCCATTTGTGGACGAGCAAAAAGGTCAAGCCACAATGGGTCATATTACTTTTAAAAATGGAACGTTGCATGTACCTAAAGAAAAACAAAATTTACAAAAAATATTATCTTTATATCACCCTATGCGTAACAGCATATACAATGAGTTTAATGCTGTTGAGGTTGCTGAAGATGAATTAGATATTTTAGATCTTCAAATTGATGCACTTAACGCAGCTCGTAGTATGGATATAGACCAAGCAGAGGCTATTCTTAGAGTAGAGCTTGGATCTAAAGTAACATCAATGAGTTCTAAAGAACTTAGAAGAGATTTACTATTGTTCGCTAGAAATAATCCAGCTTTGTTTATCAACTTAGCTAACGATGATAATGTACAACTTAGAAACTTTGCTATTAGAGCTTCTGAGGCTGGTATAATCAGATTATCTCCAGATCAAAGAACATTTACATGGGTTTCAAACGGTAGAAAATTAATGAACGTACCATTTGATGAAAATCCTTATTCTGCATTTGCGGCTTTCTTGAAAACTGACGAAGGTGTAGAAATCTATAAGTCTATAGATAAAAAACTATAAAAACAAGTAATACTAATATAATGGAGGCTGCGTAAGTGGTCTCCAATATATTATAATAAAAAATAAAAATGGCGGTAAATATAAACACAGTATATCAAACAGTCTTGTATATATTAAACAAAGAACAAAGAGGCTATGTAACACCAGCTGAATTTAATAGTTTAGCCGCTCAGGTTCAAGATGAAATTTTTCAATCTTATTTTCCTGATGGAAATCAAGTTAACCGCTTTAATCAAAACAATTCTCAAAATGATACTGAATTTTTTAATATTTTTAAAAACATTTCGTATAAACTTGCTCCATTTATAGAAGAGGTTGCATATATTCAATCAACTACTGGTCAACCTTTTTATTATCCAGCTAATGGCGCGGCTGGATTAATTAATAGAACTATTTATAATATAGGAGACGTTATATCTACCTATACAGGTAATAGCAATATTGATTCAATAACTCAACTTGTTAGTAAAAATGATTATAATAAAATTACAAGATCAAAGCTAACAAAACCAACAAAACAGCAGCCTATTTTCTACACTAGTCCATCTTCTTTGATTACAAACGCGACAACAGGAGCGTTGCTAAATATAAATCCAGAACCAAATACTGTTCTTGTAAATGTTTTATTTGAACCATCTACTCCTTTTTGGAGGTTTATATCTGGACCAAGTAACTCATATGTTTACAACTCTTCTTCATCAGTAAACTTTGATTTAGATATTTCTGAACAATCAGATATTATAATGAGAATACTTAAATATTGCGGCGTAATAATAAATAATCCAACTATAATTCAAGCAGCTGCTCAAGATATTCAAGAAACTTCAATTAACGAAAAATCATAATAAATGAGCTTAATAACTGAAACTAACCAACAATATTATCAAGGCGCTCAAGGCTTTAGAGGTGATAATGCTAAACTAGCTTTTAAAACTACATTTGATACAGATTTAGTTTTAGGAAGTTTTGATCCTAATAATGTTAACTACGCTTTAAACAACTTTAAGCTATATACAAGTTCTACTGGATTACCTGGATCTTACTCAGAATACATTACAACGTTTACAGTTGTAGATAATGAAGTAACATTTCCTGCTGCTCCAGCTACCGGTCTTTATATAGTTGTTCAGTTAAAAAAACTAGATGGTGGATTATATGGCAGTACAGAAGCTGAAAAAGCATATGGTCAAATAGTTGAAGATAATTATGGTAGTTACTCATATATTACGCTTAACGATGCTATAGATAACTTTATGGTTGGTTATGTAGGTGATGGAAAACTAATACAAACAGCTAAAAGATCAGATATATTATTTTTTGCTAAAAGAGGTTTACAAGAGTTCAGCTATGACACTTTAAAAAGTGTTAAATCAGCTGAATTAACAATACCAGCTAGCTTAACATTAGCTTTACCGCAAGACTACGTTAACTATGTTAGAGCTTCTTGGATAGATCGACTAGGTGTTAAACATATTATCTACCCTACAAACAACCTTACAATAAGTCCCTATTACACTCAAATACAAGATGAAAAAGGAGTACCCACACAGGATAACTTTGGATCAGACATTGAAGGTACATCGATATCGCAAGAGAGATTGCCGTCCTCCAGATCGGAAGAGAAAGCGT